CAGCCACTGACCGGAAGGGTCTTATCAACTACTAATTCTACTTAGTAAAGTAAGCTTTAATTAGAGCAAAAGTTTCACTGTTTGGTAAATCGAATTTAGCGTAATTTCTAAACCACCAGTCAGCATTCAACTTTGCTAACATGTCGTCTGAAATATTGTCTATCTCTACGACTTTTGTGAACAATTCAGGGTTTTGTTGAATTGTAGCTAGAACTGTAGCTTTATACGATGTACAACCTCTTGCACAATCCATTATAGAGCAGAACCATATTATTAAGTCCTTCTTTTCTGGAAAGTTGGGAATGTCTTCAGGGTGACGTAATGCGTTCAAGCATTTAGCTACGCTATATTTAAAGACAGGAATTTGAGCGTCGCCATCCCTTTTGAAACCTTTCACATCTCTACGTAATGCAAAAGTTTTCTTACAAAAAGTTATCCATTGTGTATTATACTCAACTTTACTTAGTTCCATAATTTGACCCCAAGCTGCTGAAACATTAGCGTGCAATTTAGACGCTTCTTCAGCATTATCCTGAAGTTCTGAGCCTAATAGAACAATAGAATCATCACCACATACTATGACAGTGAATTCATCTTTCTTCAACGGTTTGCCCGGAGTAACAAACTTGTATCCAAGTTTAGTAAAAGTATAAATAAGGGTAAACATATTCATATATCCTTCCATATCATGCGTAGGATATATTCCTGAAAATAAATTATGTAAACCCACGTAAACCTCCTCTGGAGTAATTAAGTGTTGATAAAATAACTCATCGGCATACATTAACATTTCATTTAATTGATCACCAGGAATATTCATAAGGTCTGCACATATTCTAAGCGTTCTTTTAAAAGTACTTAGATTGAAGTGCATATCCATTCCCTTGTAATCAGCAGCATAAGCTGCCTTAGCTCGACAGGTTACTATCAATTCAGCTAATTCCATATCTGAATAATGAACAGAACATGGAGTAGAACCTATCCATTCGAATAGCTTACGTAAGATTATGCAACCTCTAAAATAGTTAGCGAAAGAATCTACAAATATATTTCTATACTTGCCATCCTTAAAACGCATACCTGCAAATGCGGGATCTAATTGTAGAATTGCATCCACTGCTTGAGAAATAGCAGCAACGATATTCATCTTATCTCTTCTATCACCTCTACCAGTGATTCCAGGTGATGATCTATGATCACCTTTATAACAGTGATAGAGCTCTATAGAATTGGTAAGAATCCAATCGGTGAAATTAGGAAAGACGATTCGGGCTTCTTTAAAAGCTCTATGAATTATAGCCTCAAAATCGTCCGGTAATTCAACCTCGAACTCGGGAGTATTGCCATAGTATTCTTCATCAATATTCTTCAAAAGTTGATCCTTAGAGAAGGTACCGCCCTGCTGAGTTATCCATTTCTCCATCGTCTTATTGTGTAGAATCATTTCAGGTTCATTCACTGCTGATGAAGCAACTTTTAGCAAGGTCTTGAATGCTTTCTCAGATGGAATTACTCCATTGAATGGTTGATTAGGTACATTCTTATCAGCGTATTTCGCCTTATAAGCGTCCACGATACCATAGTCAATATCATCCCTGTCAAAGCAGTACTCTGAAAGCTTAATTGTTTTCTTCATTACAAGCCTCCCAATTAAGGTGAAATTCTACTCTATCTAGCACATTCTTATAGAATCTGGCTAATTCCTTATAAAGATCTCTTAGAGATGCTCCCAACTGCTTAAAATGAGTATCCAAAGTTACCCACCATAAGAAGTCATAGTCAGATACCACTCTACGGCTTAGAATACAGCTCATTATATAACGAGCAAGAACAGAATATAGACCATAAATTGTTGCAGAATCTTCACGATCTATAGCACGGCCGATTATCCAATTACTAATTTCTGATATATAAACTAAAACACTGAAATTCTCCTTTACTAATTCAATTGAAGGATTATGTCCTCTAGCAAAAGAATCTAGTAAAGCGCAAACTAGAATACCATCAGTATTCATTTCATGATTATTTTCCTCATATGATATCATTTGATCGATAAATTCTGCCATTTCACGAATAGCGTTAACAAAATCGTAAACGCTAGATAGTTTGTGAGTAGCAAATTGAGAGAAATACTTCGCTCTTAAATAAGCGATATCATCTGTGAATAAGCCTGATGTTAATCTCGCATCTTTTGTAGATGCTTCAATGTCTGCTGTTGTAGCTAATACATCAGCTACCATTTCTGCTGTTAATCTTAATTTTACATTTTTCATAATAATTACCTCAATATATTAAATATTTGCTATGCAAGAGTGGAAGACAATCATTATATCTTCCGGTCAGAAGGAATATAGCCGCTCT